TTGCAACCCCTAGCCATAAGTCTAATATTTCTCTGTACGCGAACGCGCACGCCCCTGCGATTACCAATGACCCGTCGTCTCCAAAACTAGTGAATGTCTTTGTCATTACAAATACAACCCAAAGGACGAATGTAGATAATACAATTCGAGTGAATATTTTACTTTTTGATAGAACCTCTTTTTCGTGGAACATTCGCGAGAACACCGCCAATAAAGCCATTGAGACTATTTTTAGTGGGAGTGTCAGAATTGCTATTAATTCGCCCATATTGTCCATTATTGGTTAAATGTCTCCCTAGTCACCATTACTGCGTACACGATAATCAGTGGGTGGTATATCCACCATACGATTGGATACTCGGTAGCGCCTGTAATGGCAATAGTGACGACTTGAAATGTAAATACCGAATACGCACCAAGAAGAATTACAAACAGTAGTCTGTGTTTCCCGTCGTGAATGAAATTTTTACACATATCGAACATTGCAACGTTGAATAGTGCTAACACTATGTACGATAAATGTTCGTAGTCGAGTCCCGCCATTACACCGCCCCAGGTTGCCCCAAGTAGTGAGTAGAGAGTTAAATTTTGTAGTTTGATTTTCATACCTCTTGCACGAAGCAATACTTAATTACAAAGATTGATAATACGCAGGTTTAACGACTCGGCAGGTCAGAAGGTTACAACGTTATGCTTGTTAGCCAAACGAGAAACCAAAATCCTAATACATATTCCATATTACGGTTTGTAAATTAATCCAACATCTTCTAATACTTTTCGTAACTCTGGCACTTTGTCGATTACCGACTTCCGAATTTCTGGTGTCTGTTTAGTCAGCCAGTTTAGCGCCTGTTGTCGCGCTTTCGGATTTTTCAATGAAGCAACCAGTAGCCCCACTGTAACACCTAAAGTTGCGTCTGTCCCGTCGAATCCTGTACCCGCACCAGATAGTCCCGCAGTCACAACACCTGCCCCTAATGGGTTGTTTGCCCCTAGAGTTTCTATGATTGCAGGTGCTTTACCTAGAACTTTATTATATTGAGTAGCCAAGTGTAGCGCTTCTACTTGTTTAGCAAATTGTGTCCCATTTAATTTATCGAACTCGGTTAGTTTCTTTAGAGTGTTTGCCTTACGGTTAGGGTCAGAAAATGCTTTTACCAACTGATTCACCTTGTCGGCTACTTTCTAGGACAGACATAACTTTGTTTGCTTCCTGTTTAGACAATGCACGTTTAACAAGCGCTTCACGGGTAATTTTTGCCCCGTCAGCGAGTCCTAACGCTTTACGTACTGCGTCGTGTGATACACGCACTGCGGTATTTGTTGGGATTAATGCTTCGTCACTCAAGAATTTGTTACGTGCAACTTTCATTTGGTGAATACCTTTACCAGATAGTTGTTCAAATCGTTTCACTAGTCCGTCTGCGATTGAAGAAGAAGTGATTTTGTTTTGTACTGCGTCTTTGAATAGAGTGTTCCCCTGCGCTTCTTTCGCAATATTAAACGCTTCCTTCCCAACAACCTTTTTAGATACCTGGTCTTTTGTCCAAGATAGTAGTTTGCTTGGTTTTACTTTAGACAACACAACCCCTGCAAATGGGAAAGCCCCCGAGATAACTGCGGTTGTTTTTGCTTCGTCTGTGATACCTCCAGTTCGTAGCGCGTCTACTGCCCCAAATCCTGCACCTTGAACTCCACCCTTTAGCCCTAATCGTCCAACTTTAGATAGTCGGCTTGAACCAGAGATTGCTTTAGTGGCGAGATTGCTACCTTTTACAATAGCCCCTCCTGGGATAGCAAACTGTGCAACCATTGACAGTAGGTCTCCTACTTTTTCAGCCCCTCCGTCTGGTGTTAGGTCTTTTTGGTTTGCTTCAAAGTCTTCTTTGCTTTGTAGTCCTGTAATACGCGCAATACCTGAAGCCGTTTCGGTTGTATCTTTCAAGAATCCGCGTCCAACTCCAAGTACTGTGTCTACGGTTTTTCCTGCAAAATTGTTACGTGCTTCAGCAAATGTTTGTGCTTTACTTGGGTTCGCGCGCAGTAACTGGCTAACAATTTGTTCGTCTGTTGCCCCTCGTTCTCGTGCTGTTTTGATGTTTCCTATAATTGACATAAGCGTTTAATTAAAACTGAAAGTTTAGGTCTGATAAATCAACCGCAGGTGTTGAGGTTGTACTAGTCCCAGGGATTGTCTGGTTCTGATTTTGCTCAGTAGTCTGTCGTGCAGATTGCGAAACGCCGACTGGGCTTTCTCCGTAAAATTCCCAGTATGCGTTTGCTGAAGAAGTACGGATAGCATTTAGTGCCGTATTTCGAGACTGCCGTTTTTGTTGCAACACTTCCTGTGAGTCTCCTGGTTGTGGGAAATAAGTTCGACGGTCGTTTGCAAACTCCTCTGGTGGAATCGCCGCCCCCGAGTCTTTACGAGTTACCAGAGTTCAAGTTTACTTGTCCAAAGAAACCTAAATCTTGTATTTCTGACTCTAAAGAATCTAGGTTTTGAACTGCGTTGTTCATACGTTCAAAGAATACCAGTGCTTGTCGTTCTCCTTGTGTAGGTGCTTTTGGTGGTTCAGTAGCAAGAATTTGCTGTCCGTCTTCGGCAATAGAAACACGCCCAGAGAAATTACCTCCTCCTGTGTTCCCTGCGTTTTTAACCGCAATGTCAGCGTCTCGACGTGCGTTAATCAAACGTAGGTCGTTCGCAATGTTTCGGTTTTCCGCAGTTTTAATACCCTTCAAGTAATCTGGTACGTACCGTAGAGTATTTGCTAATTCTTCGTCCTTGATAAATTCTTCTTGCCGTTCCGCTTCTCCTAGAAGGTAGTTCAGTTGCTCGAATCCTAATTCACGGTCAATTTGGAAATCCTGTTGCGCAAATCCAATAGTTCGTTCAATTTCTGATACCCCTTGGTCGTACTGTTCTGACGCTTGGTCTCGTTGCGCGATTAGGTTACCAATTTCGTTCTGTGCAAGTTCCTGTAACTGATTCAGACGACCTGTTCGGGTCGCTTGTGAAATCCACGGGTTACCTTTAATTTCTCCGATTGCTTCGGTTAGGTCTTCTCGCTTCTTGTTAATGTCGTCGTCAATTTTTGCCAGGTTCTTTTGAAAATCACGTAGCCCTACTGAATTGTAGAGTTCGTTGTACATTTCTACCGTACTCTGTTCTGGTCTTTGAAATACAGTCTGTTCTAGTCCTGAAATACCTAGAGTATCTTTAATACCCTGCCTGTCGTTCTCTGTAACGCCCCTGTTAGCGACTTGTTGGAAATCTTGTATGGATAGTCCACCTTCACCAAACTGTTGCGCTAGGGCTTGATTATTGGGCGCTGGCGCTTGTCCTGGTTGTGCTTGTCCTCCTGGATTAGTATTTGGAACGCTACCTGCCTGTGGTAGTCCTGGGATACGCAAAGAAGCCCCTGCTTGTATAAGATTCGGGTTAGAGATATTGTTCGCTTGTTGTAGTGCAGATACACTGGTGTTGTTTGCTCGTGCAATAGCGCCTAGTGTGTCACCACCTTGTATCTTGTAGAAGGTGTCTGCTGTAACTGGAGTCTTTGGGTTTGTCAACGTATTAACGTTGTCGGCACGAGACTGCGCGCCCTGTATAGCAACTTCTTCGGAAACGTAGCGTTTAGAGTTGCTGTCGTTTGCGTCGTAGTTTGGGTTTTTAACCAACATAGTTAGGTGATGTTCTTAAAATTGCCCCGTTGTGTATCTCCGTTTACGTTCAGAAAATCTACGTGTTCAAAAGCGTCTACAACTTCGGTCTTTTCGTTTGTCCGTTGTCGTTTTTGCTCGTCCCATTCTTCGTCTGAATATTTTTTAGCCAACTTGTATGCTTTCTCGGAGTCGGTTTTATATGAACCACGCATTTTGCGGTAACATAAATGGAGAGTGTACTCAAACATTGCCTGTTCGAGTCTAGGGCTTCTAGTAAAAGGGTGAGTATGTGCGTCGTCTGTCATATCGTCAGCCAACACTTGTCCCCACACGAAAATATCTTTAACACCGTCCGCAGTAGGCATTGGGTTCAAGAAGTATTTATCTTCGTAAGAGTAATCTTCTTTGTTTGCTTCACTATCTCGCTTCATTCCACGTTGAGTTTGCACCCAAGCGTGTTGGTCTTCGAGCCAGTGTAACGCACGGTTAATAAACCGATTCAGAATATCGTTGGTCATAAAAGGGTCGTTTGTCATTGTTATAGACAGTTCGTCCTTTATTAATTGTCTGAAGTCTCCTCGATTCATAGTTTTATATTATCATTATGGTTGGTAAATAACAATGAAGTTTACTCCACCGTCGTCGGGGTCTCCGTTTTCGTCTGTAACTTCAATATCGAAGGAGTTTGAGTCCCTTTCGATAACCACCCTGTTTGCTTCGGTGGTATCGTCCATTGTTGCCTGTACAGTGTAATCAGAAGAACCAGAAAGGTTGTGAGTAACCAAATAAACCCCTTCACTAGTACGAGAAGCCGTCCAACCCGTCGGAAAGGGTGTTCCTGCTGTCCCGTTACTGGTCACTTCTCCGTGATACAGTTTCATTCCAGTAACTTCTCCTTCAATGCTTGTTGTAGCGGTTGTACCTAAATCTAAATATTTCCAGGTGTTTACCCCCTCGGAAATATAAATGTAGAGTCTTTGTACTGTCGGAGTGTCTAAATCGTCAACGTAGATTAGGCACTGTTGCGATACTGTCTTGGGTACATAGTCTGGGATTGTTGTTGTAACACGAAACCGACCCACAAGGTCTAGCCAGTTAATCGGTATTCCCGTTCGGTGAATCTCATTGGTTGAGTTCATTTTTGGGTTGTCGTCTTTTTTATTCGTTTCCTTCATAGTAAATAATCATTTTAGAAAATCCTATCGCCCCGTTGTCGTTTGATAGTCTGATGTTGAAATAGGTGTCGCAGAATACGTTACAGTAGATTGTTGACTTCCGTATTGTTTCTCCGTGGTCGTCATACTCTACGTTCCCAATTTGCACTGCGTCAGAGTCTGTATCTTCGTAGAATACGTCAAACCCCCAAGTCCCTGTTGCAGGAATCTCGCTGTGTTCAAAAGTAATTTTTCGGATAGCGCCTTCTACGGGTAATGATATTTGCCCTGTCTCAAAGTTCAGTTCAATACCAATTTCCTCGAAGTCTCGCAATATAACCTTCTCACTCGAACCGTCTTCATACTGCACAAGAATCCTATTGTCTTTTGTGAGGTCTGCAAAAATAAAGTCGTCCGCTTTGTCGTCAATAGTCCAAAACGCGTTAGTCCCTGGGAAAATCTGACCATATGCAAATACTTTGTCGTCAGTAGTAATAATCAAGAAGTCCCCCCAGGTCTTCATTGTGTGTTTGTATCCGTCTAGCGAGTCTCCTGGTTCTCCGATAATTCGGATTGGCTGAATAGCACTACCGTCAAAATAACCGAACTTGTGTCCTCCTTCTCCGTATCGTACGTATACCACACCTTTGTGTACGTGTGCAGAGAATATTTGTTCTTCTAGTTCAATCTCTGAAATAAACTCTAGTGACACTGTGTCAATCACGTACGCGTGAATCTTACTGTTCAGTGTCCCCGAAGCGTTGGCTGTCCCTGATGTAAACGCAATCATATTTCGCCCATTAGGGTGTTTTACCATTGCTGTAATGTTACATTCCCCAGGTAGTGTCATAGCGTCCTCTTGGCTGTTTGACCCGTCGAATAGGTGTATGTCGTCTTTGTCTGCGATATACAAAATACCCTCTACCACTTCCATAGGGTGTCGGTATGAACTTTGTAGTCCCCCTCGACCTTCAGTTACTGTCCACCAATCGTCGTCCACTGATGTGTAGTCAGAACCAGTAAAACGCACAATCTCTGTTGTGGTAGTTCCATAAATTCTCCCTCGGAAATAGATTAGGTCTGTTGTCCCGTCGTTCCAGTTACCGCTTGCCGTTCCTCCATTTGCGCGCGCAGTCAATGTAGTTCCCTTCACTGTATATAATTGTCCGTCGTCGTCAACCAATACTCGGTCATTCCCTAGCAAGTCTTCGTCAACACAAGAAGCGATAATGTCTGCGCCTAAATCAGCACTCAACTGTGTTGGTGCGCTTTCTTGTCCGTAAATCATTCCACGCTTGTAGATAGGGTTGATTCCGCTACTGTTTTGACCGTATCCTCCGTCGTCCACAAAATCCTCTGACCGTTCGCCTGCGAAGAATTGTGTTTTGTCTATTGTTAGTGTTTGCATAATATTTTAATTATCGTGGTATTTATCTACGTATACCTCGCTGTCTTCAGTATACATTGTTGAGTAATCTTCTGCACTGTCTTCGTACTGGTCAATGTACTTCATATTTTCACCGTTCAAATAACCAACTAGGTCGTCAACCATTTGCATAGTCTCGTTAATCAGAATCCCTAACGTAGCAATCAAGGAAGCGGTTATGTCGTTTAGGTTCGCAGAGTCTGTTAATGACTTTGCTTGTGTTGGAATTGCTGTATCTACTGGTGCTGTGGTTTCGCTTACCGTGAGATTAAATTGCAGTATTTTAACTATTTCTTCTGTTGCGTCTACAACGTCACTAAATACTTTTGTTGTTACGTTCTTTATGGAGTCCACCAATGTTACTGATTCTAGTAACTCTACTATTTTAACAACATTGCTAGAAACATTGTCGACTAGATTTGATGTTTCGGTATATATTTTACTTAATATATTTTGAGTAGTTGTAGTTTCTTGTAAAATGCTTGTTTCCGAATTAACTACCGTAATGTCTTTTTTATGAGTGTCTACTCCAAGTACACTGTCGATTACAGAAAGAACATACACTAGTTGATTTGAAATACTGTCTACCAGCGAAACAACTTCTGTGTAGATTCTTGCCATTACTGTCTGACCTGCGTAACTGTCCACCCCAACAAGCCCGTCTTCAAAACTCTTGTTTGTTTGAAACATTGGCAATGGAATAGTCACAAGTGATTCGGATACCTCTTGAGTGTAGGCTGTGCCAGAAGCCCCCGCGTTATATGACCAGAAATTAGAATTATCTAGTAATGCTCTGTATTGAGTATCTGAATGACCTTGTGGGTTACTGTTGCCAATTTCAAGAGTTGTGTGAGCCATTTTACCGTCTAGTGTGTACTCAAAACTAGAAGAAGGTTTACGCCCTCCAATACAAGCGGGGTCTGATGTTGTAATGTTGTTGAAAGTTACACTTCCTATGTTTGTGGTTACACGAGTTTCGTCATTTACTTGAATATATAAATTAGTACCGTCGTAACCTGCTGTCACTTTATATTCAGTACCTGCCACAAGTGTCGTTGCACTCTCTACCATATCTACTCCACCAGAACCGTTTGTTAATAGTCTCATTTTTCGAGTGCTTGACTCGTCAAACATTGCAACAAGAAATGATGTTGCCCCACCTACGTTATCGTAATCCCAAAAGTTAATTAGCCAAGGGTCATAGTTTGTTGCGCTTCCAAACGCGTCAATTTCAAATAATGTTGTTGCTTCAAATTGGTTTCCGTCAAGGTGAAGTTCGCTACCACCTCCTATCTCTACATAATCGTCAACATTATCGTAGTGTTGCGAAATACCTAAAAATTCAGAAGTAGATTCTGTTGGCTCTGTTGTCGATTTTTTTATTCCGTCTTGATTTCCCGAAGCGTCAATAAGACTTGTTCCAGAACCGTTACCAAAATAAGCACGCACCATATCATTTGCAACTTGATTTCTTCCATATAGTGCGTTGTCGTCTCTTGCTTCTGAAATTCCGTCACGATATACACGATATTTTTTATTTGTTGAACTACTAGTGTCGTCCTTAAAATAAACTAGTCCGTCTTCAGCTACTTCGTCCGCCCAAACTACATAAGAAGGATACTGAATTGTCCCCGCTTCGTTTGTTATACGTATATCTGTTCCGTCAGTAGCCAAATCAAAGAAGGCACTTGGTAAAGTGTCTAATCGTAGTGGATACACAAAATCAGTATAATTTCCGTCAATCTTTGTGTTGTCTGTTTCAATCTCAAACCAATCTGTGTCTTGAGTTGTGCCATACTCTGAAATGTCTGTGTCGTAGTGGTCGTTTACATAAGTTGGTGAATTTACTGCCGTTAAGTCGTTTAGCCCAGAAAAAGAATCTACGTTACCTTGAAATTCCCAACGTTCAACTAAAACGTCTGACCCACTAGAAGTGTCCCATATTTCTACTAAAGAAACTGTTGAATCTGCTGTTGGCGAACCATTTGCTTTACCAATCGTAAAATCTGTCGTTGTGGTTGCAATAGAAGTCCCACCTGACAATACAGAGGACTGGCTTAACGTAACGTCGTCTTTTTTTAATACGATAGATTGAGTACCTGGTGTTACTTCGGCGGTAAATTTAATCCATTTATCTAGGTCGCTAGTCGTGATAACGGGAGAACTTGATATTTTCCAGTTGTACCCTCCTCCGCCTGGTGTCTCTGAATACAAAAAACCCAGTTTGTCGTCGTTTCGTATGTCAAAAGTCCACCCTCGGTTAGCCGAAGCGGAATCGTATTTACCACATAGCCCAAAATAAGTTGAGCCTGTACTTGGTAATGATTCTATCTTTGCGTGTACGTCAATTCTAAAAGAAGTTAGACTTTCTAGCCCTAGGTCTGTTTGGTCTGCATTAGATATTTTTGCATATTGACCACTTGTTTCTTCAAAATGTATTGACTGCTTCGACATATTATATTAATTCAATTAAACTCCACGGATTACTTTGTGGGTTGTTACCTTTCCCTGGCACTGTCTTTGTAAAATTCAAACCACTTTCGTGTGTAAATTTCAGCACAATGTTAAACCCTGGGTTTGAAACTCCGTCTGCGTCTGTGTACGAATTGACGTATACTCGCAATCCTCGGAACTCTGGGTACTGGATAAACTGGTGCATTACGTCTTGTCCAATGTATCGTCCTGTCTGTGAAAAGAAAAAGTCTTGTAGTGCAAATGTTCCTCCAATAATTAATTGAGCCTGTGGGCTTCCCTCTGCTATGTTCAGACCGTCAATGATTGCTTGTATCTGTTTAGCCCTTTTTGTTTCTTCTGAAGCCAAAATAGCGTCCTGGTGAGCCTTCATATCTTCTTCAGACAAAAAATCTACATATTCTGCTTCTAACATTTCTACTTTCCCCCATTGTTCCTCCGTGATGTATGGATATTTTGTTTTTAGTTCTTCGTACATAATATTTTGGTTAGTGATTAACAATCCAATCAAAACCCCTATGAAAGGGGCTTTGTTGAACTACTAGTCTACGTCAATTTTGATAGTTACTTGTAGTGAGTCCCCACTTGTTACGTTTACCGCAGAGAATACTTGGCGGTTCAACATTGTTCCTGCGGAACTAGCGTTGAATAGCGCTGTTTCTGTTACGGCGAACCCAGCAGTGAAGTTGAATGTGACAACGGCTTGGGCGGTGTCGTCAGTCACGTCTGTTGTTACTCGTGAAACTGTGGCACTTGCGCGCGCACCTCCTCCCGTAGTAATTTCACTTCCTAGTGCAGTGTCTGAAGCGCCTGCCGAAGCAGTACCTGTACCGATACCGATATAGGTAAATGCGCTTTCTGCCCCTGAACCGTTAAGACGTGAAGCCATACCTGCCTTCCCTGCGTCAGTGATAAGGTTTGCACCTTGCCACTCTGCTTTTAGATTCCCTGCGCTATCAAATAGTTGATAGAACACGTTGTCTTTGGAGTGCATTTTGGCTGATTTGCCCATTAGTGTGTTTAAGAGATTTCGCATAGCGTTTCTATTTCTTACCTAGTAATGATTCAATGGTTTTGTCCCCTTTGACTTCTGCTTCGTCAACTTCAGCGTCTGCTTCTGCTGATTCTGCTTCTTGAGCAAGAAGTGTGGCTTGCGCCTTTAGTTCTTTCTCAATGTCTTTGGGGGTTGCTTCTAGCGAGAAAGCGAACTTTCGTTCAATATCTTTTCCGAATAATACGGTTACGTCGAGAAAGCGTGTACCGTCAGAAACGTTAGTCTCCTTGGTTACGTTTTGAATCTCGTAGTCCATACTAGACAGTGAAGAATAGAGTTGAAAGTGCTTTACGTCGTTCGTCAGCAGTCTTTCGTCCGTAGATGTTCAAACCTTTGTAGGCTTTCCCGAAGTTTCCGAGTAGTCCTTCAATTTCAGATTCTGTAAATGCGGTTGCGAAAGTAATTGCAGATTTGTGACCTGCTAGCGCCCAATAACCATTTGTGTTGTCTCCGTTTACTTGTTCGTTGTAGTAAACTGTGAACCCTGCAAGAGTACCTAGTTTTCCGTTGTGAACAATGTTGTCTGAAGAATCAACGTCTCGAACAATAACGTCAGCCTGTACCAGGATTCGTTTCATTTTGGCATTTACTACCAAGAATCGTCCTGCTGTTGGGATTTTAGAGTTGTTCAATTTTTCCTCCATTTCCAATACTGCGTCGTAAACGTTAGTTTTGGTTAGAGTTCGCGGTGTAACCGCTTCGACTGTGAATGAAGCACCTGAAGATACTGCACCACCGTCGTATGTAGAAGTCGTGTCGTCAACGTCCAATTCAATAACAATAGATGTTGCTGAAGTGTATGTTTTAACTCGATACCACTTTGTTTGTCCGTCAGCTTTGAAACCGCGACCAACCATTGCCGAAGTAAAAGTTGTTCCAGTTCCTGTAACTGTACCGTTAGTTGCTACTGCTACTGTTCCAGTAGTGTAGTCTGTACCTACTCGGTTACCTGAAGCAACGTCCGCGTATGCACCAAGTACATATTTGTCGATTTCTTCTTGCAGTTGTCCTGCTTTTTCTGTCATAAGTGAAGACTCTGGGTTATCAACGTATGATTTGAAAGTGTCAACTGATTTAACCTTGAAGTAGTAGGCTTTCTGTTGGTCTGTTACTAATGTTGCTTCTGATTCTTTTGTAGAACCAAGTGTTAGGTCTGAACCGTCGTAGTCTTGTAGTCCTTCGCTTTCAGAGAAAGTTAGAACGTTCAACCGTGAAGCCATACCTTTAATGTCACCTTCGTACTCGTCGTTGGTAATCATTGGTGTAACACCTGTTTCAAAGAATTTTACTAGCGCGTTTGAAGCAAACTTTTCCGCTAGATTAGTTCCGTGGTCGTCCATAATAATATAGATTAGGGGTTGTTATTAATCACTAATCTCGATTTTTTTCTCTTGAACCATTTTGGTGTATTCTTTTGGAGATTTAATACGGAACTCTTTTGCTTCCGCAGAAGTCATTACCGTTTTACCGTTTGGATTTTGTGTAGTCTTGCTACCTCCTCCTGGTTGTTCTCCCCCTTTACGCTTTGCAGTTTCCTGTTTAGCAGGGTTGTCGAATAGAAATGCTTTGGCTACAACTTCTAGTGGTAGTCCCTGGTTTTCTTTCTGGTATGCAAATTCTTTGAACTTGTCCTCGTTTTCAGAGATTCGTTCAAATCCTTTCTTCCCTTTCAGTTCAGAGAGTTCACTAGCGTATCGTTGTGAGTCTTCCGTTTTAGCACGGAACTCTCGCAACCATTCTGCGTCGTCAGCGTTCTTCATTGCAGTTCGTAATCGTTCCTGTTCCGCTTGCGGTAACAAGTCGAATCCGTCTACTACTGATTCAAGATACTCATTCGAGGTTCGGTCGACTGTCTTTTCCAAAGTGTTCGGGTCAAACCCGTTTTCTTTCAAAAAGTCTCGAAGTTTCTGGTTCTCCTTTGTAGAATTACCAAATTTCTCCTTGTAGTCTACCTGTTCGCCTGTGTCTGTCCCAGTTTCCGTAGTGGTCTCTGTTCCTTCTTCAGTGCTTGCGCCTTCTGCCACGTCGCCTGTGGGTGTTTCAGTTGTCTCTGTTGCATTTGTTTCAGTAGTTTCTACTGTTTCAGTTGCTTCTGTTGGTTGGTCACCCGTTTCAGTTGAAGTTTGGGTAGTTGTAGTTTTGTCTTCGTCCATTTGATTATAAGTTATACCGTCTCTTTATTCAAGAGGTTTGGCTGTTAATTCCGTCCTACCCTTTTTTAGACTTGGTAGCAGTCTTTTTCTTTGCAACTTTCTTTTCCCCCTCTGGTTTTACTGCTTTCACGTCGAAGGTTTTAATCTCCTCGGCTGAAAGGTAATCACGTCGGGCGTATAAAAATGCTCGGTCAGTGTCTGTGATTGCTTCAGAATCTGTCGATAGGATTCGTACAAACTCTTTACGCACATCAGCAGGCAATGTTTCTCGTTGTAGTAATTTAGCCATTGTTTTTTATTAGGGCTTCTAAATCTGCTTCCAGTCGTTCCTTTGCTAAATCAGTCTCACGAATGATAGCCAAAATAGATTCGTAGTTCTCTATCTTTGCAGATACGATAAACGACTTTCTATCTTCGCTATTCTTGACTGAATTAACTAACTCCTTTCGCAGGTGCGGTAATTGTGACTCTATGAATCCAGTTACCGTCTCCAATGAAACTTCTTTTTCAAAAACCTCTTGCCACCTATCGAACTCGGCTTTTTCTTCGCCTGTCAGTTCGGTATATGACTCAATTCCTCTAAATTTTAATACTTGGTTTAATAGCTGTTTCATTGTTCTTATTGATTACCAGGGGGAATTACCTGGGTTGCTAGTTGTTGTGGAGATTGTGCTTGAGGCTGTTGTATGCCCTGAATTTGCCCTTGTAGCGCCTGTTCTGCGTTCTGTTCTTCCTCGTCTTGGATTTCTTGAATCTCTTGTGGGTCTAGGTTTAGGAATGAAGCGTACCGCCGTTGAATAAGTTTGTCCAAAGTCTTGTTGTTTGGTAGGAAACTCTGTTTGAATCCATATAGGTTCTGTAACTCGTTGGTCTTCTCGTTTGTGATAGACGCTGTGTTGGCTACCTCGATAATGTATCCTTCGTCGTCGATATAATCTTCTGGTTTTGCGTCTTTAGATTTGTACACGCCGTCTGTATTCTTTTTGTACAGTTTCACTGTGTCTGCGTTTGCTTCTAGCATTGCATACCACTTCTCCATTAGTCTCTTACGTGAAGTATTGTAGTAGTCCTCTGAACTGTTTGTGATTTGGTTAGCGTTGGCTACTGCAATCTCGATTTCTCCTAGAGTTCGTTTAACGTCTTCTACTGCCCCCTTTGTAATAGCCCCAGTTGCTGACGCTTTCTCTGCAAAGTTGACTACAAACTGAATATCGTTCAATGAACCAGATAGTTCGGGTACGTCCACTCGTTGCATTACGTCTTTTGGACTTCCTGGTACTGGATACCACCCTCCTGGTCGTGGGTTGTATGTTTGCGGTGTAAACCCGTCAATAGTAGCGTCGTAGAAGTTCATTCCGAACGACCGCAGTGTACGGTTCTCCATATGCTGACTAATCCAAATGTTGATTGTCTTGTTTGGTGTCAAAATCAAGTCTCCTACACCGTCTGACCAGTAATCACTCGCTTCTAGGTCTGAAGCCCACCCTTCGTATGGGTAAAACTCTACACCGAACGCGTCAATCATTGGTTCTGCTCGTAATAGTGTGTTGTCGTCTCCAATAACGCAGTAGTATCGTACAAACTCGTTCTTTTCTCCGTCCCATAGGTTCGTAAAGTATTCGTCAAGCATTACAATTTTGTCGTAACCTTCAATCTTGCTTGCGTCTTCAACTCCAATAGCCTGTAATCGCTGTGTACGGGCTTTAATCTGGTCTTTCGTCTGTGAAGCCATTTGTGTTGCTGAAATGCTGTTACGGGCTTGTTTTGCGTACTTCTTGTCGTGTTTAACCTCGTTGAGTGGTCGCACAACGTTAGTTCGGATAACAAAACGTGCTGACTCTATGTCAGTTGGCTTTGCAGTAGGGTCAATCAGTAGGTCGTAGATATCCACAACATCTGGCGTAATTTCTCCGTCGTGTAGTGTCAATCCCATATGAGAACGACCGTAAAGTAGTTCCTGTTTCTTGTCTACCTTGTCTAGCAGGTTGAATGAACAGTAGTCCATTTTCTGTCGGAACAATGAGTTTATTAAAATCTCTTTATTAGCGTCACCAGACTTTGACTTGAAGTCTACGTATGGTTCGTCACCAATCTTTGCGTGTAGAGTCTTGATAGTCTCCTTCATTAGGGGCATATTGATACCCTGTCGCTGTGTTAGGCGGTTAATACGCACGATATTACGGTATAACTCGTAAATCTCTTGCCAATATTTGTGTCGTCGCTTCTGGTAGTCAACGGCAATCTTTTTTTCGTGCAAAAATTTAGCAACAACGTCTTCGTTTGACATTGTCTTTGCTTTTTTTCCTTTTCCTACTTTTGGGAGTTTTACCATATTGCTCTAATAATTACGTCCACACCCGCAATCCAACCGAGTATGATTCCTGCTAATACGAAGTATCTTGCTTTCATATAACCATTGTATGTAATCGGTAACGGTTTTGCAACCCTAAATTCCTATGTCTGGGTATAGTGGTGCAACCCCTCCTACGTCTACACTCTGGTCTCCTGTCCATTCTGGTTGGTGATAGTAGTTTGGCTTACCTGGAAAGAATGTGTACGACAATGCGTCTGATTCCCCGAGGTCGTCAATACCGTATTTCTCCTTCAGTTCTTTCTTGGAGATAATCTGCACCTTCCCATTGTGGATTCGGTATTTAACCTTCAACAAGTTCTTCCACCTTTCGTCCTTTTCTAGTCGCCCTCCTGCTTCAATCCAAGTCTTCACCTTCCAAAAGATATATGCTCGTCCATTGAAGAATGATTTAACGTCCTCCCCTGGTGCGTCTTTCTCGTTAATAGGTTTTGCAGAGTTCACCGCAACGGATAGTCGCTTGGTCTCTTTGTTCCCCTCTAGTCGTTCCTTCGTTCCTTTCCCGACTCCCTGCTC